AGCGTTACAGTACCAGATGCAAGGCCGCCTGCTGGAGTAATAACTAGCCATATACTCTGGCCGGTCTGCTCTAGCAATACGTTAAAGTTATTCGCTGATGGTGCAGCAAACTGGTTAAAGTAGTTTAGATCTGAGCCTAATGCTCCTTTAACGTAATCGGTCAGAAGTGTTAGCGAAGTCTTCCGAGCATCGCCATTACTTGTGTCGTACACTGGTAGCTGATCGCCACCCTGCAGAGTATCAACACTAGATAAACGGTTTATAGTGGTCATCGCTAATACCTCAAGAAAATTCTATTTCGCTGTCAGGACCAGCTAGTAATGGCTCTACTGGTTCCTCTACAAATGGGTTTCCATCTACCCAAGACTTATGCCCTGCACCTCTAGGTAGTGTAGATGGGACTTGCTTCTCTGGCATATTATCTGCCATTAATCTGCCAAGCATTGTGCTATACGCCTGTTTAGCAGCCATCTTGGTGTCAGGTGATACCTGCTTACCGTAGCCTGGTGCTATGCGTATTGATAAATTGGTTATGACCGCTTCATTAGCTAAGTCTGGTACACCGGTGTCATCGTCTAAGTTTGTTGATGATGGTGTTGTAGGGATGGGATAGCCTAGTCGAGCGCCTTTAGCGTTCCATTCTGCCATCATCGCATCGAGACGCTTACACGCTGCAGTCATCTCATCAGAAGTTAGGTCATATACGAATGACGCTAATCCGATCTCCTCAAACGCAGCTTGGATATATTCGCGCTTCGTATATGACATATCTTATTCCTCGACTTTTGCAGTCTTACGCTTAGCTTTAGGCTTTGCTGCCGGTTTAGCTTCTTCCTTTGCAGGTGCTTCCGGTGTCAGTGTCCAGCCATCAGCAAGATACGGTTTAGGATCTTCAACGATTATCCTTTTAAACGTATCGCCTGACAATGCTTTGAATAGTTTAGTCGCCATTTGAACATTCCTCCTCATAAGGTAAAAAGGGGGCCGAAGCCCCCTCTTAACATCAGCCTATTAGGACTGGCCGAACAACATGATCCCAGCCATTTCTGGGTTCACACAAGTCACACCGAATAGTGTATCTACACGGTACTTGATCTTGTGAGTGTTGATGTCGAACTGCTTAGTCATTACAAGCTCGATACCCTGATCAGTAGCTGCACGCATTACGTCCGCACCAGCACCACCAGGTACTGAGTAACGTCCAGGCATCAGCTCGATAGAGTCACGGTGCCAGAATGGGTTCACGTTAGCCGCTGCTACGTTAAGGAATGTTAACCCTGCAGTTGCAGAAGTGCTCACATCAGTGATGTTCTGGTACTGCACTTCAGCATCCGTACCGCCACCAGCAGAGATCATTGGTGGTGAGATGGTCATAGTAGTACCAGAATCAACAGAGACTACACGGAAGGTTTTAGGCTGTCCTGTGTCTTCTTTGGTGATGTGATGTACAGCGTTAAGACCTGCAACAGTGAAAGCATCGCCAGCAGTTACGCCAGTAGTAGTGCTAACAGTGATAGTCTGGTAACGGTTGTCTACGTTGATCTGACCACCTACAGAAGTAGAAGTGGCAGCAGGTACGTAATCAATCAGTGAGCCAGTAGTATCCATAGTTACTGTGGCAGCGTTAGCACCGATGCGGTTAGCGTAGTCCAGTTTGTAAGTGTCGAATGATGCAATCATGCCGACATATGCACGCTGGTATGCAGTCTTAGGAAGATCAGTCATGTTCTGACGACCGGCCAAGTTGCTTGCCATTCCGTTGTAGTCACGAGTAGATAGTGCAAGGTAGCGGTTTTCGCTCATCACACCCGCTTCGTTCATAATCGCTTCACACTCTGCAACATCATCAAAACCTGATGCAGCGCCGGTGCGAGCAACGACCATAGTGCCCTGGTTAGCGGCAACATTCATAACTGCCACGTTAATGTCAGATGCAAGCTTCTGCTTAGCTGCTTCACCCAGACGACCTTCCTGTAGCTGGTCACGTAGCTCTTTAGAAGTCAAAGAGAATGGGACCGCTTTGTTGAAGCCGATAGAAGATGGTACAGAAAGCTGTGTGAAATCTTTGAAGCTAGCACTGATGTCAGTACCTGATGCAGCATCGATAGACGTAGAGATGTAAGGCATTGGTCGCCATACAGTGTCGTTAGCACGTTCCATCATAGCCTGATCAGTGTTGTACACGTTTACATTGCGTGACAATACCAATGCATCCTGAAAGCCCTCTAGGAGCTGTTCAAACGCTACGCGTTCTTCTTTACTAAATGAGTTAGCCATTTGTAGTTACCCTGTAAATAAAGTTATTTAGCTCCGCGCTTTTGGTTCTTGTACGCAATGACTTTAGTATAGTCACCAGTACGCTCAGCCTCTGCACGTAGCCGTTCCAAGTTTGAGTCCACCGCACCCGACTTAGGAGCTTTGCCCTTTAATGTCGATTCCGGTTTGGTTGTCGCCCTGCGATTTGTAACTTTCAATTGAGTCTCCAATTTAGCTACCGCAAAGGCAAACTTTACGGGGTCTTTTATGGAAGCAATCTCTTTAGCCTTAGCTGGGTTCTTACCCAAGGCATAAACCACCAGTGCTGGATTCTCTGCACCCTGCAAGATCATACCCTGTTGAGTATTAGACAATTCATCCTGTACGACCGTTTCAGCATCGTCAAAGTCACGTACCTTTAGGCTCTGTCGCTTCTCAGCGTAACCTTGTAACGTACTTTCCCATGCCTGCTGCTGCTTCCGCTTCTCTTCTTCGATCTGCGACTGCTGCTGTTCATACTTTCGTTTCGTCTCATACCAGTCTGCAAGCCTCTGCTCATAGACCTCAGCATCGTACTCCGAATCCTCTAGCGTTGGTTTCTTACCGAGCTGCAGTTGCTGTTGCGACTGATTAACGCCCTGTATTTCTTCCAACTGCTTTTTGAGCTTCCGGTTTTCACGCTGCTGCTCACGGTGCGACTTGCGTAGATCCTTCACCCATTCTGGTGCTTCTCGATCATCTTCCTCTTGAGGTGGCGATTCCTCTCCGATCTGTATGACTACCTCATCATCCTCTTCACTCTCTTCTGGTGAATCATCCTCTGATACCTCTGGCTCGATGTTCGCCTCATAATCATCGTCTTCGGGTTCTTCGGTTTCTTCCAGCTCAAGCTCAGGTTCATCGATTAGCAATTCATCTTCGATCATTTCTGCCTGGTTTGTCATGTAGACCTCGTTATAAACTCACCTATAGAACGGTTAGGTGGATACCGTTGAACTAATAATAGCGCACTGCTCTTGAATTCTGCAAATTATACAATATCTGCCAAGAAGCCATTAAAACCAGCCGTTACATCTGTACCTGCCGCTGACGACGCACCATACACCTGAATATCAGAGTTTGGCGGGATTATATAGAAGGGTGTAGCCTCTCTATACAGACTAAAACCCGTTGATGTGGCACCTACAGTAACATCACGCAACACTTTACCAACCCTAGCTGTACGGAAGTGCATATCGACTGTAGCGGTTGTTTTCTTGTTAACGTCAGCAAATATGCCGGTAATTAGAAAATAGTTATTATTAACTATAGATGTTCCTGCCAATAATGAAGACTGCGATATTGCAGGCATGACGTTAGCTATCTTAGTGGATGTATCCGGTACACCGGCAGTAACAGTATCATCTTCATATATGTACACATCACCAGCGGTAGCAGTTGCAGATGCTGTGTTAGCTATACGAGTGCATCGTGCTAATGGCGTTGGTAGTGCGGTCTTATTAACACCATCTAGGGTAATAGTCTGTGCTTTGAATGTAAGCAAGCCATTACTAATAGTCATACCTTCGACATACAGTGTCTGAGTATCTGCTGCATCAGTAGAGCTAAAGTGAGTGATAGAGTTACTGGTAGATAATAAAGGACCACCACCCCAGAAGTTTATCGGAGCTTCAACAGCCCCTAGTGACTGATACCGGCCAAACTTATGTATGCTTTTACGGTTTATAGTTACCTTGTCACCGTATGTTTTATAGATCTCGGATGCTGCAAAGTTAAAGAAGTCATTAATTACTAGATCTTCATTCGATGGTGAAAAGTCTGATGCATTAGCCATTATTCTATCCTTTATGGTGTTACCGGTCGCATTAACATACCAGGCGAAAATGGCACCGCACTTCGCATCAGTTTTAATGGTTGTCCGGGTTCGGGTGCAAGTATCTCGCCTATATTAAGCGCCATCTCCATATCGCTTGCAGATGTATCACCCATCTGTGGCAATGCTGGAATATATTCGCGCATGTCTTCAGCCGTTGGCATGTATGAGTCATAAGCTGCTAGGCCACCCATTGCAGAGTCGATGAAGCCATCTCCCTTAGCCGCTCCGATGATGCCTGGTATCAAACCGCCAGCAAGCAAAGTCTCGATATCACCAAATGTGCCAGTCAGACCGGTTAGCATACCGCGTCCCATAGATCCCCAGATATCACCCACATCCTTCAGGTAATCACCAACGGATGTGCGCTCTACTTCATTGGTATCGAAGTAATATGGGTCCATCACCGACTGATCAAATTCTCGCTGTGTCTGGTCCATCATATCTGCAGCAGTCCTTTGCTGTGGCGCTTCATCTAACCAGGGCATCTCACCAGCTTCTGCTTGATCAGACTGCATTACACCGTATGTACCAGCACCTGCACGCTCTTGGTAATCCGTTACCCCTCCAGTGTAGTCATCCACTGGATTAGCCATAACTTTGTTTGATTTAAGCGCAGTATACAAGCCAGCACCACCAACCAACCCAGTTGCCACAGTAGGAGCGATACGAGATCCTAGTATGTTTGGCCCGGTGTACTCAGGATCAAATGCGGCATTATCTGATCGGATATTAGCGTCATCAAGCACCCCAAGCGTTTTAACGTCAGGTGTGTCTGACAATGAACCCCAAGAACCGGCAGAGACTTCAGCATCCTTAATGGAGTCAAATCCCGCTTTCTTTAAGGCATCAACAAAATCTTTATCTTTATTCCAATAAGAGAATACTGGTCTGAACGCTTGCTTATCTAAATCGTGTAGGTTCTCGTACCAATCCCATATAGCATCATCAGCTTTTATCGCCTCTTCACGAGTAATTTTACCTTCAGCGAAAGCTTCTTGGATTCTAGTACTGACTCTGTTGGCGATATTATCCGGCTTCACTTCAGTGAAAGATGTTCTAAACCCTAAATCTAGAGGGTTCTCACTTTTAACCCTAACAGGCATGACATTGGCAGCGGGGTCTACGAGCTTTTCAGCGTTTTCAATGGCGTATCCAGAGGCAAAAGTAGGGTCTGGTGTAGCCCAAGTAGTAGCATTGGTCCCTTTACCTTCTTGGTAAGCCTCACCCAATCCCCTATACATTTT